GGTCAGTAAAGCTGGAGGTTCCCAGATTTCTTTAATAATAACCTATACAACAATAAATGCAAGCAATAAAAAACCCCACCTTTTGAGTGGGGTCAAACCAAGGGCGATTCTTAGGGTACTCTTTTAAATCCGACGACCTTCAGCTGTGGATCCCTTTGGTTTTTAGTGCTTAAGCGCCCTCTGAACCAAACATCGAGAGTGGGTCAGACCAGCCGAAGCTGTAACGCTCACGAGACTTGTAACGTACGTTACCTGTATCGAAATCTCCATCCATGGAATTACTTAGTGGCATACGAACGAAGTGCTTCATACCGTTAGGTACGTCTGTGGTCAAGAACCAAGCGTTTGTGTCTGTCAACCAGTGGTTAATTGCGTAACCGTCTGGAATCGAACCGTTGTTCTTGATTGCGTTGATCGTGTTGTCTGCCGAACCAACCTGAAGCTCAGTTTCCAACAGCTTTGTTGCAACGAATTGCAGTGCCGATGGGATAATGAGTTTCTTAGGCTTAGCAGCGATCAAGAGACCACGTTCGTCAGTCCACGCAGCGATCTGAATCACAGCGTTTTCCAAGGAAGTTTCGTTCAAGTCAGCAGCGACCGAAGGGATGTTGCTGTTAGAACCACCACCAACCAAGGGGTGAGCATTGCTGAACAAAGAGACGCCGTCACCGCCGGTGTAGGACGCTGAGAAACCGTTGTTCAACACAGCAGCAGCCTTAACCTGCTTGGTGTATGCCATTGCGCGGGCGAGAGCCTTTGTATAACGAGCAGACAAAGAGTCGTACAAGTTATCTTCAATTGCCTCTTCCGTGAGCGAGAAGCCCAAAGCGATGGTTTCGTGGTTATAGCGAGCAGTCCAAGCTTCTTGAGCGTTGTCGTATGCAATTGCAGAACCTTCGTTCTTAACAGGTGCAGCCGAGAAGCCAGAAAGTTTGGTTTCTTCTTCGAAGGAACGCTCGGAGGTCTCTGTTTCATAGATCTCTTTGTGCTCTTCGCCATAACGGGCGTACTCCAAACCGAACAAAGCGTTCAGGCCGGGGAGGAGTTCTTTAAGTAGTTGTGCGCGTGAAATAGCCATGATTTAGCTCCTTATACGCCGACGGCGGTGTTATACGCATGCATGCCGAAGTTGAACTTTACGATCACTTCAGGATACAGCGTGTTGCCGCCAGATTCGTAGGCGGTGTCCGGCACAACGTCAACAATGCGAATTGTCAATGTATCGGTTGTAGCGGTTGTGTCAAGCAGAGCAATTTGTGAATTGCCAGCAGCAGTGATTGCGGTGTTGTTTACGATGGTGGCGTTGTTGCCGACCGCAGTAAATTGAACGCCGGTCACAACTGTTGTGCCAGAAACCACAGCAACTTGGAACAGTGTGTCTGGGTCATCACAAACATAAGCTGTGATATAGCCAGTTGTTACTGTTGTGCCGCCAACAAAGTTCTGTTGGAATTGTAATTGACCTGTACTTGGGTTGATGAACTCGCAACCAAGAAACACGCCAGCGAAGCCGCCAGTGGGTTTAGCAGTTGTAGCAGCCGAACGTTCAACAGTTCCGTCGCCTACGCGAATTAACAAATCACCAAAACCAATCGAAGTTGCATACGCGCTAGCAATACGCATCTTGCGGGTAGAACCAGCAAACACTTGGCCTCCGATCAGATTGATCGGTTTAAAGCCATAGGGCTTGCTAATAGTAGGATAAGCCATTTTTAGCTCCGTATATTAGATTAAGTACCTTTACCAAAGCTAGTCGTAGATTTACCTTCTTTAAAGAGGGGCATCCGTGAATCACTTTGGCGCATCAAGTTATTGTCCACAGCATCCGTCTGAGCTTGGGTCTGGCGTGAAAAGTGCGCTGTACGCTGTTCCACAAACTCGATTGGAGTCTTGCAAAGCAATAACCCACCGATCTCAATGTTGTCTTTAAAACGACTATTGGGGTCGATTAGCAGTTGAAATTTAGGTTGCTCTTCAATCTTAACTGGCTCCCATCCCTCGCGAATCTTCGACGAAAGGTTGCGGGCGTCAGCTTTGTCGAGCATGGAGACGCGGATCCAACGGTATTTAAACCCAGCCTGTTGATCTGGCTCAGGCAACAACTCCGCTGGTGCCCACTGCTTGGGGCGCTGTTGAGTTGTTCGGGTCTCTAAATCACGAGTAATACGGTTTTCAGCCATTTGCATTCTCCAATTCTGCTAACTTCTTAGCGTAAAGCTCAAGTGGGATACCTAACCGCTTGGCTACGTTTTGTTGAGTAAGCGACAACCGAATCTTTTTCGGTGCCGAAGAGCGTTGCGCCGGAGCAACAACGGTGTTTGGGCGGCTCTGCTTTTTACGTTGGGGTTCCGTGTTCTCTTCAACATCGTCGAAGCGTTCAGGGAATGCCCGCCTTACGGCAGAGTCGATTTTAGTAAAATACTCATCGGTACGTGTGTATTCCGCGCCATACTCTCGTACTAGCTTGTTATGCACACCATACGCATATCCGGTCATGTCCTCATCACCGCGTCGCTCAAACCATGGATTCCTGCCTGCCCAATCGACACTGCGATCATCTACTGAAGTTTGTGCTGCTTGTGTAGGACGTGATGCCTGAGTATAAGCAGGTTGTTCCGGTTCGCGCAAGGGGGTAGGCTTAAAATTATTTACCTGCTCCATTTCCATCTGCGCAGCCATCATCTCCTGCTGGGCGGCTGTTGCGGCGTCAGTGTCACCAATATCCAGCGCGGACTTAAACTTAGACTTGGCGTTGTCCATAGCAATTTGAGCTAAAGACTTGGATTTGTCGATATACGCGTTCTGACCTACGTGCACATACTCTTGCAGGCGTCGATTTTCCTCCGCTAATACCCTTGCAGCTCGTTCAAGCTCAGTTTTTTCACGAGTAAGGGCTTCAGCTTTACGCCGCTCATCATGGCTTTTGTGAGTAAGTTCCTTCATCCGTTTTTGGACTTTGGCACTGTATTCGTTAAGCTCATCTTCGGTCGGATCCGCTACTTCCCGGTCAAGGGGTTTACGGTTGCGGTCTTGTACGGGCGTATCATCGACAATCTCAATCTCGACATTTGTGCCGTCGGTCTCAAGATCAAGTTCAATTTGGTCTTTCTGGTCGTCCCCGTCTTGCTCGTCGGGAAACTTAAATTCATCGTATTGAGCCATTATTTACTCCTATTTGCGACGGATACCGCGGGGGTCTTGAACAGTACCCTCAACAGTGTCATCGTTAATGAGTCGGAACTCGCGCCCATGAATAATTAGTCTTGATCCTGAGTTTGGACGAACCAAGATGAAATCGCCTTGCTGGCACCAAGGGCCGGAAGGAAACTTATTCACGTCTTTGTAGCAGTCAGGGCCCATGTCAACTACGAACAGAACCGTGGTGAGGATCTCTTCATTGCGAATGGTCTCATCAGCCTTTATCAAACCACTTTCGTACTCAGCTTCCTTTTCAGGAATGGCGCACAAGATGTGGTAGCCAACAGGTTTTGGGAGCTGCCTAGCTTTTTCCTCAGCCGTAGCCTCGGGTTGGTACATGCCAACAACTTGTGGGTTGTTAGGGTTAGCGCCAATTAGTATTTCACTCATTGTCGTGGTCTTCCATTGTTTGCTTGAGGTCAAGCAAGTCTCGCTCTGCGTAGGCCAATCCCTCTATTACCCCGCAAAGTTTTTGGTACATACCAAAATCAGTACAGCGCCCTGTCGCAACATCGTCGGCAAGGGCGTTCATGCGTTCACGAATTTTCTTACGTAGAACGTCAAATGCATCCATTATTCAGAATCTCCTTTCTTATCGTCACGCGCCATTTGCGCTTTAGTCTTTGCGATGTCTACACCAATCCGTAGACCCTCACGTTCTTGTTCTGCTTCCATCTTACGTTGGTCAGACTGAGCTTTAAGGCCAAGCTTCAACCCTTCACGTTCTTGGTCAGCTTTAAGTTTCTCTCGGTCAAGCGCCAACCTGTCCGCTTGCGCTGCCGCGTCAATCATCATCTGCTTCTCTTTGATCTCGACTTCTTTAGTCTTGATCTGGATTTCCGCTTGCTGCATCTGCACAATCGGGTCTTGCTGCGTCTGTGCGTTTTGCTGTGCTTGTGCCTCGGCTTGATGCTTACCTAAGAGCTGACCTGCGGCCTGCGCGATGAGTCCTGACATCTGGTACTCGACTGCGCGTGGGAGTTCTGCATCTGGCTCAGGTAGTGATACACCCAACTGCTGCTCGATCTTCTGGCGGTAAGCCATGGCAACGTGCTCGGTAATGTGAGCGTTTGCTGCCTGCATAAGCACTTGAGCCTGTGGGTTTTGCCCCATGACTTGTGCAATCTGTGGATCCTGCATAGCTGCCATGTGAGTGCGGATGTGCGCTTCGTGATCTTGGTAGATAAACGCTTTGACCGGTTTACCCATGAGAATGTTCATGTTCTCGGATACTGGGTCTGTCGGCTTCTGGTCATCCTCAAGTGGCACGAGCTGATCTGCTTGCTTGATGTTTAACACTTCCAACATCTGGCGGTGTAACTTAGGCAAGTTGTAAATCTGAGGGGCCATCTGTGCAAGCTGCATCACGGCCTGATATTGCACCACACGTTGCGCAAGTGTTGACGCGTTAGGGTCGCTAACAGGAATAACTTCCACTAAGGCGTAGTCGGCGTTGCGGTCACGAGGTGAACCCTCGGTGGGCTGGTAGCCATATTCACGTTTAGCGAAGTCACGGATGAGGCGTGCAAGTAAGCGAAGTTCTTGCTTCATGCTGAAGTGCATGCGCGCTTGAACCGCCGACATCACTTTCAAGTTACGCTCAATTAGCGCAAGTGTTGTGCCCACTGGGGCGTTTGCCGACATGTCACTAATCTTCATGTCAGGTGCTGCAGAAAACTTCTGCGCTTCGTCAGAAATAATCCCACGTAATTGCAACAGCACTTGGCTTGGCTCTTTGTATGGGAGCGGCATGATGTTATCGCGCAGTGTGCCCGAACTTACATCGACATCTCTAAACTCTCCGGGAGAAATCGGTGTGTCATCGCCCTTGATGCGCAAGCCGCGCGTCTTCATACCACCGGGCAAGTTAGACAGAGTACCCGCATCCACCAACTGACGTGTTATAGATGTCGCACTTTTTGCGCTGTTACCAATCAGGTGAATAAGGCCATAGCCGTACGAACCAAAGCCCGGCACATACTGGTAGTGCACGAAATACTGGCGTGAAGACTTTGGCTCGTATGCTTCAGTATCGTCACCGCTAATTCCTTTGGGGCGTGGTGCGCGTGGGTCTTCCGATTCTGGATCCCAGTTGCGACGAACAGACAGAATCGTATTCGTGTCTTTTAGTATCGTGACCACGTATGGCAGGGCAATGCCTGTCTCTTCACCCTCGGCGTTCTTATCTTCAAAGCCGGGCAAGTCAAGCTCGACGTGCATCTCAAGCAAGAGTGGTCGATCATCGTATGTTGCACTAAACCCAGTCTCTCGATCCTTTGCTTGCTGGATCTCATCGGGCTGCATGACAGGACCATCGGTAATTTCTACGTCGTCGCGGTAAAAACCTGACTCTTGAAGCTTTAATAGCTGGTTTTTAGTCTTTCTCATGCGGTGCGTAATACGCTCACACAAGCTAATTTCGGACGTTCCGTAGGGCAAAATCACGTCTTCTGCAGGTACAAACATGCTCACCTGACGCCCAAGAGAGGGGTCAAAGTACACTTTTTTGAACGCACTACCCGCAATTGGCAGGTTCCACAGCATCTTCTCATGCTCTGACCGGTACTCTTTCATTACCGTCGTAAGCTCATAGTTCATGTCGTCCTGTACACGTTGTGCGGCATCCGTGTTCTCAGGAGTAATCTTACCGATGATCTGTGTCTTGACAGGGCCTGCGGCTGGAAACGTTTCCATAATCGCTTCAGCTTGGAAGCGCACCGCGGCTTCTGCAATCAGTGGTGAGTGCACACCACACGCACCGGGCCAAGGCTCTGTACGCTCTTCGTACTTCAGACCTAGTAACTTAATACCATCTGTGTATGTCTGTTCCCAGTCTTTGCGTGAACCCACGTCGTTTTCGTAGTCGGCAAGTAAGTCAGAGGCTAGTTGAGAGAGATCACCTTCGTCCATGAGCTCAGCTAAATTTGCATCAAACGGCATACCCCCAATATCTTCGTCTTCAATCTCGCCGGGAATAATTGTTATCTCAACACTGCCGTCATCGAGTGTCACCATCTCTGGGTTAACAACTTCAATCTCCAACTCAGGCGCGTCATCGTCCATGCCATCCTCGATACCCAAGGGCGCTTGGTACAAACTTTTCTCAATAGCCATAATTTAACCTTTAATAGTAAGCCGCTACCCGTGGGCGCATAATTTCGTCTTGTGCATCTGTATCTAGTCGTATAAACCCACCATTGCGAAATCTCGCAAGGGCCATGGACACGCAGTCAACCATGTCGTCGTGATCTGACGCTGGGAATGCCGCTACTTGCTCCACAACCTCTTCTGCCCACTTGCGCCCTGCTGGGTACCACACCATACCGGATCTAAATATATCTGATATTGCGTTAATACGCGCTATTTTATCTCCTGTACCCCTGTGTGGGGTAAATTCAGAGACAGGTATGCCCATTCTGCGCAGTTCTTGGAAGAGCGGTGTGCCGCTAGACTTCTTTTCCACGATAAACGAGTCCGGTTGCCACTCTTTATACTCTTTAAGCGCAAGCTCCTTGAGCTCATGGAACTCTACTCGCACATTAATAGAATTAAGTAAGATTATATGGCTTGCACCGTCGGTATACCGCTCGTCATTAAAGATCCCCCACGTCAAAAGTGCAGTGAAGTCGGCACGAGTGTTCTTTTCCGCCGCCGCGTCCAGCGTCATAATGACATATTCGCAGCTTGGTGGGTCATCTTGATCCCAACGCTTCCACCATTCCCGCTTAACAAGTGCACCTTCTTCCGCAGTGGGTGATTGTTGGAACTGCGCGTTCCATTGGAACAACGGCATAGACGCTTTTGTGCGGTGCAGTGCCTCTAAATCGTAGAATTCAGGCCATAAAGCCTTTTCATTCTCGGTATTTTCGTTAAATATCGCTGGAAACTCGAACATTTCGTACTGATCCGAGTTCGTAATACGCCCCATGTCCTTGCCTAAGCGCCCGATCAGGTCATTTGGGTGCCAACGGGTGTGCACAATGGCAACTTTACCCTGTGGCATCAGGCGCGTACGCGCACCGTACGTAAACCATTCATACACACGATCAAAAACTTCGTAGTTTCCGTTCAAAACGTCCTGTTCTGAGAACGGATCATCAACAATTAAGAAGTGCGCACCACGACCGGCAAGGGCCGCACCCACACCACAGGCAAAATACTCGCCACCCATGTTTGTGTTCCAGCGCCCAGCGCTTTTTGAGTCCGCCGCAAGTGTAACTGTAGGAAATATAGCCTTATATGCAGGGCTATCAACGATGTTACGCACCTTCCTACCGAAATCAACCGCCAAATCTGCCGTGTGCGAGACCATCAGCACCTTCTTATCGGGGTTGCGCCCTAGGTACCATGCAGGAAAATAGATAGAAACCATCTGAGACTTACCATGACGAGGTGGTACTGATACCCCGATGCGGTCTTCTTCGCCACGTTCCATCTTCATTAGCAGATCCGCAAGCCTGCGGTGGTGTCGTCCAACTTTATAGTTGGGATCCATGTGCTTACAAAACTCAATTAAGTCATTTCGGCAGGTCTGTGCAAGCTTACGTTGCTCGAGCACATCGGCAAGTTGTTCTATTTCGCGCTGTTCTTCAAGGGAAAACTCGTCTAGTCGCTGTAGCATCAGCTCAATTTCAGCAAGACTGAAATCCACGGCTTCACTCATTTGGCACGATACCCAGTTCTTTATCTAGGTCGATCACGTCGCCACCCACCATGACGGCATCAACAACATCTGGTCTGTCGTTATCTAGTATGCGATTAAATTTCTCGCGCAGCTTCTTACGCAAGTCATCTGTAGACTGGTGTGTAATTAGCACCTCACTGCGTTCTGTGAAGAGCCCCACGTCGCTGATCTTACCCAGCAGTTCCAACGCACGGATGCGCACGCGGGGGTCTGGGTTTTCTGACTCTAGTAGTAACTTATTTGTTACCAGATGGCGGATCTCGACACTATGACGCACTACAGCCGTACCGAACTCATCGAGAATACTACGCGTTTGGATAAGTGAAGCCGGAGTCATTGTTGCTGCACGGCTGTTGGATACCGCACGGGAAGTCTTTTCGGGGTCAGCAGCGTAGGCGGCGGCGAGTGTTGCAGCCACATCATTATCTGAATTGCTAGGTGGGTCGATCTGCATTCCGAGGCCAGCGAGAATATCTGCGGTGTGCGCAGTGGCCTTGACTCGTTCGTACAAGTCAGTGATCGGTTGTTGCGGTAGTAGAGGCACCCCAATGTCGGGCGTAAGCAACATCGCCATAAGATCCTTCTGCGCACCGTTAGGTCGTTGCACGGAGTGTAACTTCTTAGTGTTTAGAACGCAATATTTTTTTATATAAAAATTTTTAGTATGGGCGTTTATTTTGCACCGGGGGGTGTTCTGTGTGGGCTAAGGAGCGCTTAGTTACTGGTCAAGTAACGCTTAGGAAAGGTAAACGTTTGAGCGGATTAGTAATACTATACAGCACATGGCAACAACGTCACATTGGGCGGGGCGAGGTACGGTGGGTATGACAGTTCCTAAGTTTTCCATAGCCAGAAAACGCCAAGCCAAGTCTAGCCACGCTACCAGAACACAATCCTTACAGCTGTAAGGATGTATACAACACAACTTGACACAATATGACATATGCCCTATAATATCTTTACTGACAAATTAGTCAGTACTTCAAAACTCTTATAAGGATTACAGCTATGAAAAAGCAAGCCTCCTCTTTAGTATCTGCTCTCACTTCCGTTGTCATGGTTCCCTCTGAAGTAGTAATGTCTAGCACTACCCGTTCCGCTATCATGTCCTACGTTGGGACTGACATGGCAACCGAAGTCAAACAAGCAAAGAATCTCCGGACAATCTCTGAAGGTTTGCATGCCGATGGGTTTACAGGACATATGTTAATGACCATCGATAACGGCGGGAATGAATCGGCACGCACGCAAACTATTGACGCTATCCTCGCGGGTTTCTCTAAGGCTGACTATGCCCTGTACCATAAGGATGCAAAGACTCTTGATCTCGCGACTAAGGCTGAGCGTACCAATTTGCGTACCAAGAAAGATACGTATCTAAACCGTATTCGGACGCACTTATTTAGCATTGACGGACTGGACAAAAAAGGCGAGGCTATCAGTACTGAAACGGAAACCGAATCATCCGAATCGGTCAAGACTGAAAACCAAAAGATTCACGCCGCATTAGCTGCAGTCATTACTAAACTGCAGAAAATGGAAAGTCCGGATTTCGATGTTGCTGATTGTGTAAAACGCATCATGTCAGCGCAAGGCATGATTCCACTCAACTAAAACAGGACGGGAGGGGAAACCCTCCCGCTAAACCATGCGTAAACTTCTCGATCTTTTCTGTTACGTTTTTCTTTTTGGTGTTACTTGTTTTTTCGCTGATTGGATTCTAGATATACTCGCACAATAACTTAGGGGATTAAAAATGAAAGCAACTCTTACCTATACTACCGAAGAGGGCATTGTGCTTTGTGCCCGTTATGATCTAGAAGTTAACCTTCAACTGCAGTTGTTTTGTGAATGTTTGCACGCACTAGGTGAACAACAAGTCGAGTATAGCGTTCAAAAATGGTTTCCGGATTTACCAAAATAACTTAACACCACGTTTTACCATAGCCCGCTTGGTGCAAACCTTGCGGGCTTTTTTGCGTCTATTGAATCCTACCAAACCTTACAGCTGTAAGGATTCGGCACAATAAAAACCCTCCCGTTGCCGAACCGATGGGCGCAGCCCATGCCAAACCGATCAACCTATGCCATGCACAACGCCGCTTAGATTCGCCAGTCAGTTTTTTCTTGATGGTTTATGATAGTTCTTCGAGTCGCGATGAGCGCAGCTTTTTTGAGCAGGCTGGAGAGCCACACGCCTCTAAGGCTAGCGGGTAGCACCGCGGAGAGCCACACGCCTCTAAGGCTAGCGGGGAGGTAAATGATAGTTGTACGAGTCGCGACGAGCGCAGGCTAAATTTAAACTATGCAGAGTTATGGTGTGTTTGAAAAGTGAAAGTTCTGCCTCAAATGTTCTAATGTTCTTCGAATGTTCCATTTGTTAGGAACATTAGTTTTACGCCACTTTACGTAGTTTTACGTACATCCTTGACACTATTTAGTAAACCATAGTTTGTGTTTTAGTAAGTTATATTAATATATTATGAATGTTCTAATGTTCTATTTGAGATTGCCTTTTAACCCAGGAATTTTTTTT